TTGAGGATCGTGGAAAGGTCCTGATTTGTTTACCATGCGTTTTGTTTTTCTCTCTTTATTTTCTCTGTTAAGTCTATTCTTTTCCATGTCGGGATCAAAGCCGAACTTGCTCTGTAGTAGCTCATCACTAATTAAGTTTCTATCTGCTAATTGTATCAATAAGGCCTTCTCTGCATCTTCGTTACTTAAATCCATTCTGTCAAACTCTACAGAAGCAGGAAGTCGGAACCCCATTGCTTTTTGTACTGCTAGTATTTCTTTTTCCCAGAATGCTGTTAGTAAATCTCTCCCATACTGTAATCTTTGAGTAAGAGTTTTAAGAGATATGAAATTATTTGTAGTTCCAGCTGCTCCGTAGGTTCCAGTAAGCGTAGGAGGAATGCCAAGGCCAGCATATATACTGTTAAGATGAGGAGTGTATTTGCCTTCTCCTAAAAATTGATGGACATTTGTTTTGCTTTCTACCAGCTCAATATCTGGACCCCATACTAAGTCCATTGTTCCTCCTCCGACATTATTTCCCAAAATCTGAGCTAGCTTTGCTGTAGCTGCTTTTGTAGGAGCAATTTTATGTTCTAAACTGCCAAGCTTAAAAATTCTAATATTAGATATGGCTCCGTCTAAAGCTGCGATATCTGCAAGTTTTAATTTTTCTATGACTGTGATATCATCCATGATGGCATAAATCATAGGATATGCCCATGTCTGCCAATCGTCTTTCTTATAATGATAAACAATAGTTTTGGCTGGATCTAAAGGATATGGTTTTCTTCCTTTAGCTGCTTCCACAATAGCTGGAGGTAAATTTGCTATGATATTTTTTTCATTTTGGTTTTTGGGAGAATTAATAGTTTTTCTAATACCTGCTGGTAAGGTTAATTCATAAAGTCTTTCATGAACAAAAGAAGATAGAGAACCAGCAGATACTTCTACACAAACAGGGTCGATGAAAGTATATCTCCAAGGAATTTCTTTTCTTTCCACTTTAATGTCAGAAAGCGAATCCACTTTTAAGTCTGCAACACCAATAGCTTTATATAAATTGTTGTTGACTTTTGCTGATATTTTACCTGTCTGTTTATTTATAACAACATTTCCGGTCTTATATAGATTGTTTAAAAATCTTTCTGATCTGTCTTTGCCAGATACCTTTTTAAACCAGTTCCTGTAAAATCTTTCAATTCTTTTATTCTTATGAACTATCTTAATTCCTTGAACACCAAAATCTCCCATCAAATCAATAACGTTTTTAACCAAGCCTACTTTTTGATAAACATCCTCGGCTTTTTTAATAATTCGTTTTACTTGCTTCGGTACTGCTTCATCTGGTCTGAAATAATCATAATCTGTTCTAGTTAAACCTGGTCTGCCTCCAGTATTTCCATCTAGATTAGAAAAGTCATTAAAATACCTTCTTCCCGCAACAGCTTTGTTTATCCCCGTGTATTCTTCTAAAGCTCCTGCTGAAGCTTTCAAAGCATCTCCTTGAGTATCTGGGTCGCTGTTCCAAAAAACATAAGCCTCGTCCGAAGAAACAGAGGCATTTTTGATAGGATCTTTATCTTCTGGTTTTTCTGACATTGTATTGCTTTTGTAATAGGATTGTAATGGGATTAATATCTTATACACTAATTATCTGTAAATTCCGGTATAAATGTCTCCATTTGCACCAGAAGTAAACCAATCTGGGCCTTTGTACATTTCTCCGCTGTCTTTGGCTTGGCTATCTCTTAAATTGCCTCCAATAACATCATAAGATATTGGTGCTTCTTGTCTATGTATTTGTCTAGCTAACATATTCGCCATAACTAAAGAGCTATATCTATCTTTCCTCAATCTTCCTTTCTTTCCTCCGTGAGTTTTAACTTCCGGAGTATCCCATCTATCTCTAGCGTTAGGACCATTACTAGTTTGTGTCATGACAATGGTGGTTAATTCATTTTTTAATTCTTCAATATCCATAATACAATCTGTCAGATTGTCGTAAATATTTGTATTGTCAGAATCTATAATATCTCTACCATCATCAAGCATAGATAGTCCAATGCTTAAATTATCAAATCTAGGAAACAGCAATAGTTTATCTTCTAGATCTTTACGTAGTCCATGATTTGCTTGAGCTGTCCAATCTGCTTTTGCGAATTGAATTAATTCTAGAATATGTAAACCTGCTTTACCGTCGGTATCTTTAGATTTATTGGGATCAATAGCTGGCCATATAGGAACTTCTCCTTCTTGTAACTTTGAAGGATCATGTAAAGCTTCTTCTATAGCAACACCTCCTCCTTGAGCATCTAGCCCTATTCTAGCACAAGGAAAAATTTTCATTAAGTCTCGAATCCTTCTTGCACAAAAACCATAAAAGTCATGTTCATTAACTAGTCCTGTTTTTTGCCTATTTTGAAAATTAGATCTATTGGTAGTCCACACATGAACAACTCTGCTATGGTCTGGATGTAATTCTAGAACAACTATACAAAAATTATCTTTTTCTGAAGCTGGATCAATACCATATATATATTCTAAATCAGGGTCTCCCTTAACCTTAGCTTCAAAGATAATCTCTTTTTCTCCAATCTTTATAGGATTAGAAGTTCCTGCTACACAGCTTTCAATAAGACTTCTTCTAAAAAATCCTTCGCTGTCATTAACAAAACAAGCAGCATATTCCATATTATATATTCCTGTATGTATGGTTGCTTTTGCTCTAGATACTTGCTTATCATCCATAAAACCTTTAGGGATTAATTCGTATGGTATTCTAATAACACTATAATCTTTCCAGTTAAAATCCTCTGGCACCTCTCCTTGAAACAATTCTTGTAATTTGGTAGCATCTCCTTTGCTTTCAATAATAGTTTTATATCTTTTCCAATACTGAGCAAAGTGTTTAAATCCATAATCTGCAGTGCCTGATATAATAGCTTGATTACTTTTTCTTTTATCTCCTAATTCCTCAAGTTCTTCACTCCACAACCCAGCTTCTTTCATAGCTTTTTTTCGAGCTTCTTGTTTTACATTTTCTATAGGATTGGCACTTACCGCAGCAAAACCGGCAACAACTGTTTCATATATTTCTGGAGATATAGAAGCAAATTCATCAGCAATAATAATATGAGCTCTAAGACCTCTAATCTTGCTTCCGTCGCCCATAGGAATAGCTATAGCCCAACTGTCTCCTAATCTCATAGTACAACGATCCACATCTCTACGAGGCCCATCATTATTACCTGTAAATATACTTCTGAGCACAGGACTATTTTTCCATATAGTTTCCATATACTCAAATATAATCTTACTCTGTCTAAAAGCAGCACCTACTACAACAATCTTAGTGCCTGGAACAAATGTACATTTTAACATACAATATAAACTCATCAAGAATGATTTACCAAAACCTCGACTTGCTATAAACATAGGAAAAGGTCTTTCCCAAAATTCTTGTAATATAGCCATTTGTATAGGATGTAATTCTATTCCAAAAAGCATTTTAACGGTAGATCCTATATAGTTAGTATTCCTCATGATTTTCATTAAATGAATATCTGGAGTTTCAATATCTTCTTTAGCTCTATGGATCATAGGATTCTCTATGTCCACATTAGATAAATCTCCTAATCCTAGCCAAGCATTATCATAATTAATCATTAGTAGACTCCTTGGAAATATGATAATACATTCTTTTAAAGATCATACCAGCTAATTTACTAGCATTAACTTCATCTCCACAAAAGATAACATGAATGTTATGTTTTAATTCTAAGTCTAATATATTTTTCATTATAAAAGCTGGAGATATTCTAATTTTACTCCACATTCTTTTGGGAACATTAGATCCTACAGGATATCTTAATACATCATATAAATCAAATTCTAATAATACGAAAGGATACTTAATCTCTTTCAGTCTATTAATAACGTCTTTAAATCTAGACTCTGTAATATTATTAGCTACTTCACTAACAGACTTTTTCCTTTCAATACATATGGTATCCTCAAGACCCTCTATAGAATAATCGCCAGTATCAAGTTTGGCTATACTGGTACTGTAGTCTTCAAAAGACCAAGGTTGCTGTTCTCTGGTATCTACGATAATTCTAAAGTCTTCATTCTTCATTATGTGCTAGCAGCATCTATCTCTTTAGCTGCTTTAATCTTTCTAGATTTATAAATAGCCCTTTGCACTATAGACTTAGCAACAAACTCAACATAAGGAAGTTTACGCTTAGTACTTTCTTCTTTGATCCAAGCTAATATAGTTCCTATATTTTCTTCGCACCAATCTGGGCCTTTATCATTCATTTCAATGGCGTGTTTACGACAACTGCAATTAGAAGAAGACTTAATACCTATGGTTTTAATCATATTGGTTAAGATACTTCCTGGGCCATCAGGATCTTGCTCTAAAGTTTTAGGAAATTGATTATTAAGAGTTTTTTCAACATCTTCTCCCAGAAGCATCAATAGCTTGTATTGTAAAATCTCATGGCTAATTTCTCCATTTAAAGCTTTGTATTCATCTCCTTTTAAAACAACAAATTCTCCTGGAACATTAGCGAATGTGGCTACTATTGTATTCACAGAAAGCTGGTCGTGATATATAACATCTAATTCATCAATTATTATTGCGTCAGGAGTGATTACTTTGTCTGCTTCCGTATAAGGAGGAGGCTGAATAGTAATTTTATTTTCTAGTTTTATCATTTCTTTTTTCCTTTATTGTCTTTTAGTTGAGAATCCGATAATAATATTTTCAAAAAAGCAGTACTATATTGATCTTCCATACCTCTAATCATGTCGTGGTGTTGTTTACAAAGTGTAATTCCATTATTTATTTCATATCTCAAATGAGGAAAATCTGACCAAGTTTTAATATGATGTGCGTTTATCTTGTAACGAGATTTACAATTAGGCCATCTACAACAGAATTTATCTCTCTTGTAAACGGCTTTACGCCACTTTTTATAAACTGGATCGTTGAAGTTTCTTTTCATTTTTAAAAGTATCCAAATCACTATACACCATATTGGCCACTAACTTCTCAAAATCATACTCCGGTTTCCAACCTAGAGTCTCTCTAGCTTTAGTAGAATCTCCTTTTAGAAATTCTACCTCACAAGGCCTATAAAAGGCAGGATCAATCATTATATAGTCATTATAATCTAAATCGAATAATTGAAAAGCCTGTTTCAAAAAATCTTTTACGCTATGAGTTATACCTGTCGCAATAACATAATCGTCTGGTTTATCGTAATTTAACATCATATGCATAGATTTAACATAATCTTGAGCGTGACCCCAATCTCTATACGCATTAATATTACCTAGTCTTAATTTTTCATCTTTATTAATTAGTCCATTAATCAATTTTGCTAAATATATAGTAATTTTTCTTGTGACAAAATTGGATCCTCTGCGAGGACTTTCATGATTAAATAGTATACCGCTACAACCAAACAAGTCGTAAGAGTGTCTATATATGTGTACCATATGGTGAGAGCACAGTTTAGAACACGCATATGGGCTCTGAGGAAGCATGTGGGTTTCTTCATTTTGATACTTCTCTCCATCTGCATCAACCAAATAATTTCGCCCAAACATCTCACTTGTGCTAGCTTGGTAGAATCTAGTGTGCGGAGAATGCAATCTAATAGATTCTAAGACATTTGTGACACCTACGGCATTTATTTCAAACGTAGTTGTAGGCTGTTTGAAACTAGTTCCTACATGACTCTGTGCGGCTAGATTATAAAATTCGTCAGGCTGATATTCTTTAAGCGTGGAACCACAATCTGAAGGGTCTGTCAAATCGAACTCATTAAGAATGAAA